AACCCGCTGGACCAGTGGCACCAGTCGCGCCAGTAGCACCAGTTGGACCCGCTGGCCCAGTTGGACCTACACCCCCAGTTGCACCAGTAGCCCCAGTGGCACCGGTTGGTCCAGCTACACCTTGTGCGCCAGTTGCACCTGTAGCGCCAGTGGCACCAGTTGCGCCTGGTGTACCAGGGGCACCAGCAATACCTTGCGATCCGGTTGCACCAGTTGGACCAGTGGCACCGGTTGCACCTATCGGGCCTTGCGCGCCAGTGGCACCAGGTAAACCTTGTGCACCTGCCGGACCTTGCGGCCCAGCAATACCAGTTGAACCAGTAGCGCCAGTGGCACCGGTTGCACCAGTCGGACCCGCTGGGCCGGTTGGACCAGTGGCACCAGTGGCACCCGCTGGTCCGGCTGGGCCAGGTGGACCAGGTGCGCCACCGCCACCGGTTATCGGTACACCGTTCTGAAAGAAACCGCCAGTAGCGTCGACTTTACCGTCGACTTTGTGATCACCTTTAGTCTCAACGTTACCAGTATGCGTAGTATTCGGCGAGTCCAGAGTGTTCGATCCGGATGCTTTTAAAGTATTGCTTTCAGTATTAGTGTTAAACCCTTTCCCGTTGACACTGGTCGGATGATCCGGCGCGGTCATCGTCATTTGACCTTCACCGGAACCGTCACCCTTAGCGTCCGGATTAAAGTCAAAATTCGCCTTACCGTCGGTTGTCCGCATTTGCATTGTGCCGGTACTGACATTATTCAGTTTATTCGGCTGCGAGCGGAAACCTGGAATAACAAAACCGTCGCTAAGTGAATGCATCCTCGCGTCGAATTGTTCCTGAGTACCACCTAACTTCCACCAGTTGTCGATATTACGACTGGAATAAATCGCTAACCCTTCGTCACCTTTCTTCACCGGAATGGTAATTGCCATTCCGCCGCCACCCAACATTAACACCGGCATTTGGCCACCAGGTGGAATTTCCTTCCACTCGGTGTTGCCGGTTTTTCCATCTTGCACATTTAACTTGACGGTCGGCTGCGCCTTCACCGAGTTAGTATCATGCTGGTTTTCATTGATGACAATCGGCAATGCGGTGAAGATACGCGCCTGGTGCGCATCTTGTTGCTGCCGGAGTAATTCATCCGGATTCCAGAACCTTTCGGTTTCGTCAAATATACCGCCCATTTTACACCAAGGTCTTGAAGTAGACGTGACTGTCGATCCCGAGGTTCTCGTAAGTCGGTATCTCGTCGGGTGAACGACCGACCGCAATTGTCATTACAATCATCGGAACGCCACCGCCGATCCCTAAGTATCGTAACTGGCCGAAAAGGTCAACACCGGTAACTAACGGGATACCGTGCACCAACCCGTTATCGGCGCTATCGTTGACATCCAAAATCCAGGTGTCAGTAATTCGGTTAAAACGGAAGTGCATAGTGTACTGCGCATTACCCATCATGAGCGTCATCTTTTGCGCTCGTGGTGTCAGTGGTATTTCATAGATCGTCGTCATCGCATAATCCGTTTAAGGAGGTGCAGTTAACGGATCACCCATCGGTTCATTTGCATAAGGGTTAGTTGTCGGTGTCGCCACTGGCGGGTTGTTTGGTGGCGCGGCTTGGTTGTCATCGAATTGCGCGTTGGCCGACGTAGCCGCTGGCGTGTCGTAAGAAGCCGCGCTTGTATTTGGTGGGCCGAATTGTTCACCGGTCGTAACACCTCCGGTTACGTTTGCTCCAGCCGTTTCAGTCGATGAGGTCGAGGTGCCAGTTTCAGTCGGTTGCTTAGTACCACCATCCGATTCTGGGCCAGTGGAAGCGGAGTCCGCGTGCGCACTATTACTTTCCGATGACGCTTGAACATTAGTAGTCGAAGTACTGACTATAATCACCTGACGGCAAGTGATTGTTGCCAATAAAGTGTACTCGTTGTGTTGATCGGTTACTACCTGTAACCTTTCGATCAACATATTACTATAGCTACGCTTGCCGGTAATTACATCAAACGGTAGTAAAGCGGCTTGCCAGGACAGTAATAAACCGTACACCCCGGTTTCTGCACTCAAGTCCCAAGCAAATTGTCTTGACCACCCAGCGCGTATAGTCACCACAGCCGGTCGCTTAAATGCGTGGTCGGCTATCGGCGCGCCTTGTTCGACCGGGTGTTCGGTGATCTGAATATCGTCACTGGCTTGTTCATCTATCGTCACCTGCGCGACAATACCGCCAATACTGCGTCGATGCGGTAGGAAGAAGGCAAGCGTCTTTTTGGTGTCCCAGCTACCAAAGGTGCCGACACCGCCTGGTGCATTTGCAACTGGTGGAAGTGCGGCCATTCGCTATCCTGCCGGATTGGTTTTGCGCGCTTTTGGTGAAGCGCGCTGGAACGTTTTGTAAGCACTGGGATTATCTTTAAGAACGGGTGAACCGTCCTTATTCACCGCAATACAAATCAGATCGCAGTACCAAGGGTTTCCACGAGTGTCACCATTGTAATTCAGTAAGAGTATTCGGTATCGCCCGATAGGTGAAGTATATGCGGTCTCCAGTTGCTGACCCCACATAACGGTCGGATTCAGTACAACACCACCGGATGGGTCACCGGGAATAACATTGCCACTGGCATCGGTCTTTGAAGCGGTGCCCGGTGTATAGGCTACACCGGATAAGATATTAGAGTCAATCTGTACTAGACCACCCAACCGAAGCTTGGGGTTTAACAGACATTTTGCTTGAATACCTTGTGGTGTCACTTCCGGTAGTCCGACTAACCCGGTCTTAGGTGACAAAATCACTACTTCACCGTCGCGATAACCGGTGCGTGACATCATAATATACTGACCACTATTAAGAAAAGCACTCATATCTAGACCTTGCATTATTTGGCGAGTGTAGTTTTTAACCGACCCCGCCAGTACAGTATCACGTTGCATAACTCGATTAAGGTCATTCTGGTTTTGCGGGTTGAACGGTTCGTTATTCGCCGCCGCGCGCTTTGCCATCGCGTCGTTAAGTTTATTCACAACGTCACCTTCTTTTGAACCGGCTGGAACGGTGTCAAAAACGGTGGAGTTGTTCAATATATCGTCACCATCGAACGCGAGGATTTCTAAGTAGGTGTCGACCGGGTTTTCTTTACCGCGTCGATACTGCATTACTGTACCGTCAAATATCAGTCCGTAATTAGCGTATTTATACCCTGCGTGTATTTGAACACGAGTGAACTCAATTACTTTCGCCAAAGTGGAAGGTGCTAAATTATAGACGCGCGCGGTAAGCTGATCCGGTGTAGACATAGTAGTGCCGTTAATATTGAACACGCACCGAAGGTTAGACAAGTCAAGTCCTGGTAATTGTTGAGTCGACTTCCCGGTATCATTTGCCCCGGCTTCACCAGAGGAACTCGCTGACGCGCTCGCGGTGGCGCGCGGAAGCGGAAAAGGCACCACATTGCGACCTAGACTTGCGCCACCAACACCCGGTGTAGTACCAGCCGTCACTTGTGCCTGTTGCTGGCCCGACGCGACACCAGATTTATACACCACTAGACTAAAGACGCGCAACCACTGCGCATCATTGTTAAGTGTACTCGGATCGATCTTGCCAGAACCGGCACCATCCGACGGCGCTAATTGTTGACCTAACTTACGCCAGCCCTCCGTAAGGCTTGACGGCTGCGCAAGATTACTGCTTTGAAAGTTTTCACTTATAGAACTATGAAACTGATCAGTAGTGACAGAACCGCCAGCATCCACAGCAGAACTCTTACCGCCGCTTATACTGCCAGAACCGGGATCGCCACCGGTTGGATCGCCACCATTACCGTTACCGCTCATGACACCATAGTCCTATGATGGTGCATCGAATTTGCGGTGTCTTTATTGTAGAGGTGACGACGCACCCCTTCGGCGTCGGTCACTCCTTGAATAACTGTAGTATTGGTACTGTTATCAACCCTTGCGGTTCCATCTCGATCACTGGCACGTCGGAATGCCAAATCGGAAGCCGCGCGCCACCTACGTCGAATTTCATTACCTTCACGTCCGATAGTCTCAACCATTTGTTGGTGATTACGCATCGCCCTTCGACCAGTCATCACTACCGCATGGTCACCAGGACCACCGACGGCCGCGCCGTGTAGTGCAACACCGACGTCACCTTTCATC